CTGGAAAAGTGAAAAAGAAATTTAACGTGTTTTGTCAGGCCTGGACCATGTTTAGCGATGGCCCGCTGATGCTGCGGATGGCAAACCATCTCACGTTGGAGGCCCTTTTCACCTCTGCCCGCGGACGAGAGCATTCTGAGCCCCATCAAATGGCTCATTTTGCATCCTCGGCCGGCCTGATGGCTAAAATTGAGAATCGGCTTGCAAGGCCAGATAACATGTTGTGAACGTTCAACCGGGTTGTGATTTATCATGGGGTATATAGCACCTCACCCGCTCGGTTGATTATGCATGTGAAAATGAAAGGGGCAAGGGGAGATCGGGCGATCCCAAAGCGGAGGCACAACGCAGACTTAGAGGGCTGTTGTTCGTGCTGTAAGTGCGGGACCTGTGGCATGGTGACATGCTGCTGTGTGCACTGATGCGGGAAACCCTGGCTAGCTTGAGGATCAAGCGGCCTAGTCGTGGAGTACTTGGTGATGGCCGGGCAAGTGTAACGAGCTTGTTAAGTAATAACCTCCACGATGTAACCGGCGATGCGATCTGTGAAGACTATAGCGCCTGGGGCAATCTGCAGCTACTTCGGTAGTTCATCGACTGTATGTGCACCGGGGTTACCTGAATGAGACAGTCATGTCCTGACGGTATAAACGAAGGGGTTGACTGCAGCACAACCGTCTACGGTTCCTGTGTTTTTTAATTCCCTATGAAATTTAGTACTTCTGCTGTATTTTCGGCTGTTGAGCAACCGCTCATCGATTCGCTATCAAAGGATGGCTCAAGTGGCGGCCGTGACTGGTCAACCGCTGTCAGGTTCAAGGAGCGCGGTCGGCTTGGTCGTGCTTTTGGGTATGGGTGTCTTGAGTATGATGAGTTTGGTGATATTATCACCGAGCCTCGTGCTGCACGAGCCTCTCGTTCTGGCCGTGGTGGGTCATGGGCCATGAGGGGCTCGCTCCCTTTGAACTTCGATGGCAATAATGCTGCTCCGCAGGTGCCTATCACCTATGACATTAGTAAGTGCGCTGGCTTGCAGGGTGCAAGCTGGTGGGGTCAGGATGTTGATCCTGGCTCCTCCGGTAGTGTCCTCAATCACCACGCCATTCAGGGTGAATTCCCTGGTATCGCTGGTGCTGAGGCTAAGGCATTGTCCAATCACATCTTCACTCAGTGTACCAGCTCAGGCGATTTTTCTGAGCTGTTTTACCGTCTGAATGTGCTTGGAGATGACCTACTTAGTGGTTGCACCATCAGTGCTCCTGCCCCTGCTAGCACTTATGCTGCGTGGCTCAGTGCGAATTGGCCATGCACTGCTGGTGGGTACAGCCCCCTTTTGGCATCTTTCGGTCGTCCGGAGCGTCAGTATTACCTCGTCGGTAATCGTACTAACGCGTACCTTACGGCTGGGGTCATACGTGGGTTGGCTGCGGTTGTTAGAAGCGGCTGTGGTATTGCGACAGGTGTGGGAGGACGCAATGGTTATTGCAGAGATAATCAGTTTTCTGATACTCTAGGACTTTGGATCAAGGGCGACAGAGGACCTCTGTACGTTGATTCCTCGCTCGGTGGCAACATCGTCGCTCCTAACATCAATGATGTTATGTGCACTATCGAGTGGCTCCGCGTCGTGACAGGTGATGATGTTGGCTACAGCTGTGCTTGCAGTGCTTTTACAGAGCGCCTGCCGTTCGCTGAGCTGCAGCATAACTGCACTGGCAGTGCTGTCGGGCACAGATGTGCTACTGCGCTGTCGACTTATGTCACTCAACGTATGGACCTGATGGCCC